TTTTACTTTACGAAGATGTTCGGCCAGTACACACCCAAGAATACTCGACGTGAAAAGGTGCCGTACAAGCCCGTGGTGCATAAAGCGATGCGATTCAAGAAGAACAACGTACGATGATATGGAGAAACCTTCCTTGTGAAATCATACGTAAAATTATTCTAATGTCCGACCCGACTATAGATACCCGTCTTTATTTTAACATTACCCCAAAAAAGATTAACGTGAAACTGCATTTGTATTCGCATGACGGAATTGTATACAATACGACATCAAAGTCATTGCATATATTTCGACTTCCAGGGTGTCACGTCATTCATAGACCGATCGAACTCGATGCTATGGATGAATGGTTTTCAATTTTCAATCAATACGAACGCGCGCACACTATAGAGACGATGACACTACACGGTACGCATGTAACAACATCGAATGCTTCATTTTACACGGAAATGCGGGTCCTGCTCAAAGACTAGAGAATCTTGCAAATGTCCGAAATCTTGTACACGATGTTAAACACCTGGTGTCGCTCTGCTGCATTCACTGGCGGGTTAAGAATCTCGAGCTCAATCTGGTACTCGGTCACATCCTCGGAATCCTTATCGTCTGCGTCACCGCTCACCTCGGACAGGTCAATCGAAAGACCCTTGCGTACAAACGAATACCGCTTACGCTTCTTGGTCCGTGTAAAGTTCTCGTCCTCGTCTCCGTCACGGTCGTACGGCACCTCCGATGAAATACCCAACCGTGCATCCACCGGAAACCCGTCGAGCATCTGGTCATTCACCATCAGACGCTTCTTGATTACACACGACTCCATCTCATCCGTCACGTCATTCATGACGACACGCTTCCCAGTCGCCGTATCCATATACACAGTCGACTGACTCTCGTTGGTCGACTCCCACCCCTCATACTTTCTGAGGCGGCGAAGGACGCGCTCGAAGACCGCCTGTCCAACATTCGTATCAAACTTGCCACGATTCACCTTTCCCAGCCGAATCTCAATCTCGACATTCGGCTGGTCCTTGTACTCGTTGATTGTATTCTCCCATGCGGCGAACAGAGCAGTCATGGTTTCCATTACTGGTTTGTAGTCCCTGGTCCTTAGACGTCCGTGCCCGTTGTCCGTCGGTGGAGCGTTTTCTCGTCTGGTCCTAGACGTCCACGTCTTCGCCCAGATAGTTGTCTTCGATTGCGTCGATACCGTGAACAAACTTTTGGTTTGCATACGCCTTGCCTCGGTAGGTCATTGAGCCGCCCCGGACAGCAATTTCTCGAGACGAAAACGGACCCGCGTAAATGTCTTCGTTGAACCTGCACCGTCCGAGCACATTCTCTTGACAGTGCTGGTTGAAAATCTGTACAAACAGCTTCTGTGGGATGAACTTGTCCGGTCCGTAAACCAACTTGTCGCTCGCAAGGAAGTGCTGCAGCGGGTTTGTCACCGTCGCCACCTGTGCCTGGATGGTCTTGAAGTACGGTGGCAATACACCCCAGATGTCCTTCTTCGAATACTTGCGTGAATAGTCCAGGTATGCCCGAACACACTTGCACAGAATCGTCGGAATCTCAGCATCGAGCTTTCCATCCAACTGTGGATCAGGCGCAGCCACCTGGCGTGCAAAGTTCCACGTCACGAGACGACGAAGCACCGATCCTGAGTTGTCGCGATAGCTCGGCACCTCATTACCACCGAGGATACCAGGCACGTTCCACGTCATCGACAACGCCTTTTCATTCTTGCGTGCGATGGACACATCCTCACCTGAAACCATCGACTGAAACTCCGCCTGTTCGAGCGCCAAGTCACCCTTGACCTCTGGTGAAATAAACATGAATCCATCGTGAATCGACCAGAGACCAAACTTCTTCTCGATGTTGTTTGACAGCGTACGAACATCCTCAGAGTCGTAGAACCGCTTACACACCTTGGTGATGATTGTCGACTTGCCAGACCCGGCGATACCCTTCAGAAAGGGAATCACCTGCCAGGCATCCTGGTCGTTCGTGTCGAAACACAGACGACCGATGAACACATACATCCATTCCATCACCTCCTTCGAGAATCGCTGGTACTCCATGACGGACTGAATCACAGGCGTCTTGATATCCTGCCACTCCTCTGTAGCCATATTCTGCTCTGGAAACGTCTGATCGAAAAACTTGCAGCTCACAACCGTCGGATCCAGGTTTGAGATTTCAGCCGACCCGTACGGGTAGAATCGTGACGTGTACCCGTCGGCGCACCACTCCTTCCCTACGTAGATGCCGTTCGTGAACGACCACACGCACCGGTTCTTCTGAATCTCTGGAAACTGAATGTCGCGACACATCGACAGGTGAGTCACCGTGTCCCGAACGATACCACCCTTGCTCGTCAGGTTGCGCCACATGTCGTACTTGTCCTCCTTTTGCGTGTAGAAATACACAAACTCCTTAATCTCCATGACTGGCTTCCAGGCACGGGTCAGGTGTCCGTCCGTCGTCTCAATCTGCTTACAACACTGTCCCTTGTACCGCTTCATTTTTTGGGTATACGTCTTGTTCAACAGGTACAGAAGCAGCCGCTGGTACGGGCTGGCATCATCCTCCTCATCTGGAGAATCCATCGTCTTGCAACGGAACAGCGAAGAATCCATATCACCAGCCATCGGAGCGATTGTTGGGCTGTTGATTCTTTCAAATGACCGGACATACCGGAAAATGATTTCGTAGGCGTCGTCGGCAGTTTCGATGAGTCGCATCAGGCGGTGTGCGATGCGAAACTCATCACCATTGACATCCATCGAAGATTTATCCTTGATTCCCAGTTCGCTCGAACGATGATACAGCTCGGAGAAGAGGTTCACCAGGCGACGCTTCTGTTCCTGAATCCGCTCCAGATCCACGTTCTGGGGCATACCATTCGGGTCCAGCTCGTCATCCCGGAAGAATTGTCTAAATCCATTGGTGAGCGGTGCAAACCGGTCACCTTTACAGGTGAGACCCATCTTTTCCTCGAGTTGACCGATGAAATGTTCGAGACGTTCTGGGATGAGACTTGACACCTCAGAACGCATGACTTCCATGCGAATTTCGTGCGCATGTTCTGCTGGTTGGTCCCGGTCGAGTGTGTGAACATCAGCCGGGACCATCATAGTACAAGAGCGTTATATTTTTTTAAGAGCCCAGACCCCGTCCCGCCACAGGCGGGACAATGCTAGCGAAATACCGGACTCCGGGCATCAAGCAGGCGCGGCAATGTGCACCGGGGCGACCGCCTTGCAGTCACAGCCCTTCATGTTGGTCACGGCGGACAGCAGCTTCACCAGGATGAGGTTCTGCTTCTCCATGTGCTTGGCCATCAGGGCGGCGGTGTCCTTCAGGCTGGCCAGGGAGGTCGCGATCGTCTCACCGTCGTCGGTCGCCAGGAAGTTGGCAAGAGCCTCCATGGGATCCATCATATCCATCTCGTCAAACTCATCCTCGCCCTCAGCATCCAGGTCAATGTCAGGGTTCTCGTCGTGGGCAGTCATTTATAGTACAGGGACAAAAATGTTTATGTCCTGAGGCGCGGGTGGGTTTAAATGCGCCTGAATTATTTTCTTGGGGTATAGTACAAACGCGATCATGGCAGGTGGGTTAATGCAACTGGTCGCATATGGCGCACAGGACGTTTACCTGACCGGTAACCCCAAGGTGACTTTCTTCCAGGCGGTGTACAAGCGCCACACGAACTTCGCGATGGAGCTGATCCAGCAGACCACCAACGGCTCGCCCAGCAGCAGCGGTCGCGTGTCCGTGACCATTGCCCGCAACGGCGACCTGGTCGGCAACATGCACGTGGCTCTGACCCCCACTGCCACTGCTCTGACCTCCAACAACACTTCCGGCTTCGACACCAACTGGGTGGCTGAGCGTGCCATTGCCGCCGTTGAGCTGACCATCGGTGGCCAGCGCATCGACAAGCACTACCAGACCTGGTGGCGCCTGTACGCCGAGGTGTTCCTGAACGAGTCCGACAAGTACGCCTGGGGCAAGATGACGACCGCCGCCAACCCCACGGCGACTGGCACGACTGCCCTGTCCCCATCCAAGGTGTACCTGCCCCTGCTGTTCTTCTTCAACCGCAACCCCGGCCTGTACCTGCCCCTGATCGCCCTGCAGTACCACGAGGTGCGCCTGGACTTCGACCTGACCGCCTACTACGCCAGCTACTTCGGCACGGGCAACGCCTTCGAGGTGTGGGCCAACTACGTGTACCTGGACACTGAGGAGCGTCGCCGCTTCGCCCAGAAGGGTCACGAGTACCTGATCGAGCAGGTGCAGCACACCGGCGGTGACCAGCTGTCTTCCACCGGCACTGAGGGCAACGTCCAGCTCATCCGTCTGTCCTTCAACCACCCGGTGAAGGAGCTGGTCTGGTGCTACACCAACCCTCTTGGCAGCGCCACAGCTCAGCTGAACGCCATGTGGAACTTCTGCACGTCCACGGGCAACGTGAACGTCAC